TTATATAAATTCATTTTTTAAATTCAAACAAAAGTATTATGACAAAGCAAATGAATTATTACAAAAAAATAAATATAAAGTGTTGCATATTCGTTGCAAAGATAATCAATTCAATACTGATTTTGAATCAAATAAATTAATTTTAGAGATAATAAAACTACAATTAGATGAAAATACAATAGTTATCAGTAATAACAATTCTATAAAAGCACAATTGAATAAATTATTCGGATTTTATTACATAGATAATATAGCATTTCATACTGCAAATATAAATAATTACACAGAATTAGAATCAACTATAATTGATTATATAATACTTTCAAAATCATGTTACAACTATTGTTTCAGTTATTATCATCATGGTAGTGGTTTCAGTGAACAATGTTCAATTTTGAATAATATACCATACAAAGTTGTTTATTTACCATGTATTGAATCAGAATGTATAAATGAATATAAATTATTATTGAATTATTATGATAATTTAATGAATGAATCTTTTGTAAATTTGAAAAATACAAAAATCGAATCGCCCCATATTTTGAAATATAAAATAAAAAATAATGTTTCATTTATAACATTGACAAATAGTGGATATATAGATTATACAATAAACTGTTTGAAATCATTGGAATCGATAAATATGAGTATAAATCTGGAATGTTATTGTATAGGTATTGATGGATACAATAAATTAATCGAAAATGGTTACAATTGTAAATTAATAGAAGATGAAAATAATTCGAATTTTCAAACTTTTCGAAATGGAAATTGGGGAAATATTACATATTACAAATTTTCAATTATATACAAAAAATTATTGACAAATAAATATGTATGTATTACCGATGGTGATATTGTATATGAGAATAATTGTTTATTTGATTTTTTATTACAATATATAGATGATAATGATATCTTGATACAAAGCGAAGGAATTCATGTAAATGATGTATGTTCAGGATTCATGTTTATAAAATCAAATAAAACTACAATCGAATTATTCAATCCAATAAATGTTGAAAAGTACAAAAATGTTAAAGGGTGGGATGATCAAATATATGTAAATGAAATAAAATATAGATTAAAATTTAAAAAATTACCACTTTCATTATTTCCAACAGGAAAATATTATTACGAGTATAATAATATTATTGTTCCTTATTTAATACATTTCAATTGGATTGTTGGTAATAAGAAAAAAATGAAAATGATAGAACATAATAAATGGTTTCAAAAAATAAAAATTTGTCAAGATAGTAATGATGGATTTGGACATCAATTAGAAGGTATATTACGTTTGATATCATTATCTATTAATAATAAAGCGGAATATCAATTTGATTACAAGAAAAAATTTATATTTCAACATTCTAATTATGATTCTACAAAATTAGAAAATTACTTATTAGAAGCATTGAACTACTTTATTCAAAATAATGAAAATAATCAAAACAAAATAATATCAAATGAAAATCAAACAATATACAATGTATGTCCAAATGAACAAAGAACATTCAAAGAAATTTTATTAAACGATAAAAATTTTGAAAATACTGTATATACATATGATGGTGTATGTTGTAATATTCCAGAAGAATTACCTCCAAATTTTGAAACCATTCATGAATTAGAAAAATCATTGTCTATTTTGATAGAAGCATTTGTTGAAAAAAATAATTATTTACCTTCTCCATCTTATAATAATAATTCTATTAATGTTTGTTGTCATATTCGATTAGGGGATGCAATTGGACAAAGAATTTTAGATAATGAAAATATTTTTAATGTTGTTGATTATTTTCAAAAAGATGAAAAGTATAATGTTATTATTCACAGTGATGGAGATGTAAGTAATTTGTCGAGCCAAAATACAACTATTTATGATAAAAATACTGATGTATTGCAAATATTGAGTGATTTCATTTTTGCAGATATTTTGATTATTAACTATTCATCATTATCTATTGCTGCGCATTTATTGGGAAGTAAAAGGCAAAAAGTAATTTGTTCAACAATTGTTGGAGAATCATTCAAACATAGAATATTGAATAAATGTTTAACTTGCGATGAATTTTTACAAATTGTATAAAATAATATCACCACGCACAATAATACGATATTAATTTTATCATATTATTTTTCTTATTTTTTTAATGATATTATTAATCTGTTGATTAATCTGTCTTTGACTTTGCCAATTCACGTGCCAACAAATCCTCATTGTATTTCTTCGTCTCTTCTTCCGTTGTCGCCTCGCGACCGTCGAAATCCACCGTCTCCCTCACACCTATCAAATTTCCTTCGCTGTCCATGGTTTGTGTCAACACATTCCCGCTTTGTTGCGCCTTTTTGATGTTCTCTTCAATCGCCTTGCGTTTAGTGTCCTTGATACGCTTCTCGAAATCCTCCTTTGCCTTTGCCTCGTTCTTTAGCTTCTCATGATGCAGTTGATTGAGCTCTTCCTCCATAAACTCAATACGACCAGTCTTGTAAGCATCTGGGTCCCATGGCATCCAAACGCCTACCGGACCCACAAAAATATCGTGATGCGGATCTTGTTCACGCAATTTCTTCGACTTCAACTCTGCCTCTTCTTGTGATGCAAATGCACCGCGGAATTTGAGACCGCGTACAGATGTTTGGAACTGATGCTGTTTCTGGAATTTGGCGGTCAAATCGTCCTCCTGTTTATCCATGAAATTCTTGAAATCGTCGTTTATATTGTATTCGCGCAACTTTAGCGATTCTTCCTTGATGAATTCTGTATAATCCTCAATCAAGTTCTCTACATTCAATTTGTATTTGAAAGAAATGAAATGAATGAAATCGAAAAACTTGTCGGTTGATTTCTTGAAATCCCATTGTTTTAGGAATTCTTCGAAAAGATAATGTTCTCTTTGCTTTATTATTTTTTCAGGAGAAACAAAAGAGAAACAGCCGAATTTTTGTCCTGCTAGAGGAGGATCTTCGTCGCATAAATCGATATATTTAGGATTTGGTTCTCCATTCTCTGTATTTTTTCTTTCGTAGCTAGACATTGATTGATGAATATATTTAGGATGTTTTTTTAAACCCTTTAATATAATTTTACAATCAAACTTTTTTATTTTGTAAATATATATAAAATGCTTGATTTCAGTGAATTGATTAAACGCGCCATCAAATACCTTGTTGAGGGTGTTATTGTTGCTATTGCTGCTTATGCCATTCCTAAAAGACAACCTAATATTGAAGAGATTGTTGTTGTCGGTTTAACTGCCGCTGCTACGTTTGCAGTGCTTGATGTATTTATTCCTTCGATGGGCGAGTCTGCTCGTGGAGGTGCAGGTTTCGCTATTGGTAGTGGGCTTGGAGGTGGTCTTCGTATTGCATAAATATCAGATTACACACCATAATAAATCGCCTATATATTGTGTATATTGCACAATATATAATTATTCTCTTATTACTCTCTTTGTTGTTTTCATTTTTGTTCTCTTTCTTCTATTTATTATCTTTGTTGTTTTTGTTCTTTTTATTTTTCTTTTTGTTCTCTTTGTTTTTCCTCCCATATTATTCATTTCACAATTACGTATTAGTTCATCTATATTTTGCTCATACAAATTGTCTTCACTTATTTTTATAAAACCTATTTTTTCATAATATGCATTCAATTTTGACTGACTCATTTTTTCATGTCCTTTTTTCAATCCCAAAGGTAAAGAATATAATTGCACAGTTTTTACATTTTGTAAATGATGTTTTATCCATCTCAATGTAAAACAAAACAATTTTCTTCCATCGGAAGAACCTCTATTTGAGTTAATAAATTGATCTAGTATTATTTTCGTTTTGTAATTCAAATCATAAATATAACAACAATTCGCTTTTTCGTATCTAAATGAATGTAATTCATATGTATCTTTTACAACTATTAAATCATAATGTACATGCATTCCGTCCATTATCATTTTACTTATATCTTCTCGAATATCACTCATATCACTCATATCACTCTTATCACTAATATATTGTATATGTAAATAAAAAATCAACAAAATACTATATAAAATTTGTGTTACTATTACATTTATTGTTATGAAATCACAAATTCAACCATCTCTCTATATTAAAACAGAAAACCAAGAATTATTATGGGAAATGCTGAATAAAACACCACAAATATCTCAAGTGTTTGATTCTAATTCTAATTCTAGTTCTCAAATACAAAAAGAATCATGGTTTCGCGGAATCATCGCTAATTTTCACAATAAAACACCAATTGTGCAAAATCGCGAAGAACTTTTAAAAATGAATCGTCAAACCCTTTCCTATATGATAAATCAATTGAACAATAATATTCAACAAATTCAACAAATTCAACAAAAACAACAAAAACAACAATCGTTAGTACCAACAACAAATACTCCTTCTAACCAGAGAGTAATAAATGATTCTGTTGGTAATGGTCTGAATATTGGTACAACAACTGTTGGCACTGTTTATTCAAGAAATATGCAAACAGAAAACCGCGAAGATACATACAAACGTCAATTTGAAGAAAGAGAACGCGAGTATAAATCAATGTCTGCTCCGCCTGAATTGCCAAAAGTGAATTTTGCACTTTCTGAAGACACTGCAATTGCAAATATGGCCGAATTGGTGGAACAACATCGAAAAATAAGAGAACTTGATATTCAACCTACTACGCCAATACCAACAACACAAATACCACAAACTCAAAATTCAATACAACAAACAGATGGTTCTCCAATAAAACTTAAATTAGAAGAAGAATTGCCAAAAGAAATAATTGAATCTATAGAATTGCAAGATGTATCATCATCAAAACGCAAGGTAACATGGGAAGACGAAGACACATTATACTCATCCTTAAAATCCTTAAAAAAAGACATTGCAGAACTCAAAACACAAATGAAAGATTTGAAAGAGGTTCTCTCCACTTTTTTTGACAAGCTATCAACGAAAGAAATAGTTGAAACTCTCGAAAATATAGATACATAATATAAATAATACAATTATGCTATATTCACAGCAACAATTTATAAATATATTTGTTGGTACTAATTCAACAAGTTTTGCGAAATTCATGCAAAATGCGCGAGTCGCTACTTCCAGTGGAAAAATAGTTGCATTGAAAATATACGCAAAAGAACGCGATATTCCGTCTGAAGACCTGAAAACCCTGTACCAACATATTTTGAATCGCGACGAATATTTGGCCAGATTTTGGGTGAAATCATTAAGACCGATTGAACCGATTGCCATTAGTGAAAAACCAATGACAAAAACACAATTGAACAATGATAAACTTCCCAATTACAAGAACCTGATTCGAAATATGCATTTATTGGATATTTTACAAAATACAAAATCAGGTTTAGAGAACTTGCCTACATTTATGGATGTATTGAAACGACTTTATTTGGAAGAAATCATTGATTACAAGATTCTCACTCCTAGTGCGAGACATTACATGAATGAGGGTCGTATAGGCAGCGTGTTCTCTTCCTTCTATTTTCGCGCGTCGATTATGAATCCTTATTTGGTATATTCGATTTTCTATAAACTATTACAAACACAACAACAAACGCAGCAAAAATCATCGCGTATATTTTCACCAACATTGGGATGGACGTCTTATGCATATGGATTCATGGAATGTCCCGAAGTCCAAGAATATGTGGCCACCGATGTAATCAAATCTGTTTGTAATAAAACTAGAGAATTTTGCGAAAAAATGTATCCTCAAAAAAAAGCCACTATTTTCTGCGAGCCTTCAGAGAACCTCCTTAAAAACCGCAATTTTGGCGCAAAATACGAAGCATATTTTGATGCCGTGTTTTTTAGCCCGCCTTATTACGAATTAGAATTGTATCCAGGCACAAATCAGAGTACAAGTGCCTACACAAGTTATGATGACTGGTTGGTAAAATATTGGACAAAAACGGTGGAATTATGTCATCATGTCTTGAAAAAAGGCGGCAAAATGTGCTATATTTTGTCGTCATATGGATGCTCGGGTTCTGCGAGATGTGCCGACAAAGAATTCGATATATTGAAAGATATGAATGCTATATGTGGGCAATATTTCAAAAAGGTGGGGGCTTATACTATGAAAAATAAGAATGTGCATGTGACAGCGGGTTCTCATCGGGAAACAGGAGAACGTATTATGCTATTTGTCAAATAAATTTTACAATGATTTGTAAGAAAAATCAACTTCAATCAATGGTTGAAACAAAAAATTGATGCATTTTTTTGGTTAGTCATTAAAATACACAATTATACAAGCAAAGCAAAGCAAAGCAAAGCAAAATCAATAGACAATGTCACGAATTAATTTTGAAAAAATGGAACAAGAGAGAAAGGAGAAAATCAACATGACGATGGAAAGAGACGGACAGAAGATATTCATGATAATACCATGGTCTACAAATAGCAACATGTATAGGTGGTTCACTCATCTGAAAGAAGCGGTGGACACAGGAAAAAAGTTGAAGGAGGAAGATTACCGTTACGAAAATTACGAACTAACTATCTTGCTGGACGATGGGACCTCTACGCGCCTATCAGAGGCAGAAATTGAGGAGTTGCTTGTAATTGAAGGAAGAAGCAAGTAATTCAAGCGATGTCCAGATACAAATAATAAATACAGTATAAAAATAAAAATTACAAAAAATAGTTGTAGAAAAACATAATTTTCAAGGACGCAAATTTATGTTTGTTTGGTGTAATATTTCTGTTGGTATTTTAGAGATGATTCCGGTTCGAGATTTGACATACACATTTTCATATTGGATTTTCGCATGGTTTTTATTTTATGAATTTGGTTGGACTTCATATAATCCAAAGATTTTTATTCTATTGGCAGGTGTAGAAAATATTCTACTTTTATTTTTGATGATATATTTCAAAAATAGTTGGAAATATATTTTATTTTTTATTTTCATTAATTTTTTCATAAAAATTATTCCCATAATTGTTTTGTGGGATTCTGTGAATAAATGGAAGGACGTATATTTTGGAATTGGATTGTTCGTTGTATACAATGGATGGTTGTTGTTGAATGGTACAAATGTTTTTACAATTTCTGAAAATGGATTCAAAAAAATTAGAGAAAATAAACCTTCTTCACCTCTTGTAAAATATGTTTTCAGTTAAATGTTAAATCATGTACAAAATCAATATAAATATTATGAGCAATAATAATTAAAAGAAAAATGAACGATAATAATGAAATAAAAAAGTTGATTCTATCCGCAACATTCGATATTATTTCTGTTTGCACTGTATGGGGTATTGTGAATAATTTGGAAGTAAAATATTCTTCACATGATATTACATGTTCATTGCTTCTGTATTCATATTCTATTTATATAATCTCAAAATATGTATAATATTTTTGTCATAATATACTCGATTGATTTATGTTATAATCAAATTTACAACATAAATAACATTGAATGACGAAAATATAATAAAAAAATGTCATTCCAATTATCAATGAATCAGCAACCAATTGGACAACCTACCAACATGATCGAAATGGTTCGCACACAATTGATGGCGTTTATGATGATGAAATCTTTCAACAACAACAATAATGATGGAAGTCAAGGAAAAACTGACACCGGTATTACCAACATGATATATATTCTGTTGGTAACTTCATTCATTGATTTCGTATGTAAATCGATTCCATCGATAATTGCAAATGCAAAAGAATATTACAAGGCGAAAATGAAAAATAGCATAATTGTAGATTTCAGAACCCTTGCAAAGAATGACAAAACGGCGTCTATCACAATTTATGTCAATATTTCGGATCATGAGAACCCATATGGCCAAGCTTTATTGGACTATATTACCAACAATAACAATACGAGACACATTAGTTATAAAAAACAGAATTTCATTTTGAATCAAAAAGACATTATCGAAATTTGCGAAGAAATATTCATTTTTTTGAAGGAGAACGAGGAAACAGGCGACGGGAATACTGCGTCAATTCAACAGACTATTGAACTTTTCTCATATACGAAAACTACACATGAATTGCGCCAATTTTTGAATAAAATCACTTATGAATACGAAATCAAACAGAAAAATAAACTGGGCGACGATGCCTATTATTTCAATCAACACCCTACAAATGCGCCGAAAATCGCAAATGGTGAAAAAGATTATACAAAGTTGCCAAATACGTGTATTTTTACAATGAAAAAATTCGAGACGAACAGGAAATTTACGAATTTATTCGGTCCTGAAATCGCCGTTGTGAGAAAACGCGTCGATTTTTTCATAAAAAACCGGAAATGGTATGATAAAAAAGGCATTCCATATACACTGGGCCTGCTTCTATCGGGACAAGCCGGTGCAGGGAAAACATCCACTGTAAAATGCCTGGCGAATGAAACAAAACGGCATATTATCAATATCAATTTTAATAATGATATTACAAAAACGCAAATGGAGAACCTTTTTTACAATGAAGTTATTTCGGTAATTAATAGTTCGACTTGTCAAACGGAGAAATATAATATTCCATTGGACCAACGTATTTATGTACTTGAAGATATTGATTGTCAGAGCGATTTGGTTATGGAACGCAAAGACAAATATCACCAAAAAATACAGAATACACAAAATAAAGAAATGAAAAAAGAGAACCTTCCAAGAACGGTGAAAACGAATCCGAATAAACCGGATACATATAACAACGACGCATTTATAGGCGCAGAGAAAATGGACCTCTCGTTTTTACTCAATTTATTGGACGGCGTTTTGGAGAATCCCAACAGAATTGTTATAATGACGAGCAATCATATTGATATGTTGGACCATGCGCTAATACGACCAGGGCGTATCGATGTGATTGCGGATTTCAAGAAATGTTTGAACAAGACATTGATTGAAATGATTGAATTTTTCTATGAATTGCAAATAACACAAGAAGACATTGAGAAAATCTGTACACTTAATGAATACATTATTTCGCCGGCAGAAATGGGCAAATTAATGTTTGAAAATATAGACAACTATAAAAAAGTTATTCAAAAATTATGCGAATTGTCAATTATAGAAAACGAAAATAAATTGGAAAATAAATTGGAAAAAAGAGAACCACATAAAGAAGAAGTTGTATCTTCGTCGTCGTCATCGTCGTCATCGTCGTCATCGTCGTCGTCATCGTCGTCGTCGTCGTCGTCGTCGTCGTCATCAATACCAACAGAAGAATATATTACTCTTGGTACTCCATCCAACAATTTTGATTTAGACTCTTATATAAACAATTATAATTTTGAGGATGAAATTGAAATGTATTCATCTTCAAATATTGGGTTCTCTTTATTGTAAATCATATTATTTGATTTCTTCATTTGCCAAAAGAATCATCGTCGATTCCGTAAAATAATATCGCAATAAATTCAAATCTTTTTCGTCCAATCTGCATTTACGCAATCCAAGTGACCGCAGCAAGAACCGGCAGCCGTCCAAACACCTCTCATAATCGGCGCAGTCGAAACTGTTTTTTATCAAAATATGAATAGGCTCCTCCGGTCGCGCATATACGTATTTATAATTCGTAATCATTTCAGTATAATCACCGTAATAATGGTCGAATAAATCGGGATGGTCGAAATATACGGGACTGAATAGCTGCTCGTCTGCATGACCATACCCGAGTTCCAAATAATACAAGAATTTTTCTATTATATACTTGCACGTAGCACGCATATAATATGCATTTCCGGTGAAAAATCCACTGCACATATTTGCAATACCGCGGCTATAATATCGCGCCGTATCTTTTATATACCAATGCGGAATATATTCAATGTAACAAGTCGAGAATTTTTCCCTGTTGGTAGTGAGGCATTCAGGTAAATGAACAATGTTTTTGTAGCCCATTCTTTCAATACAGAAATTAATCCAGCAAAAATGCGTGGATTTGAACGGGTTCTCCTCAATGGTTTCAATAATCATCAAATACCTAGAAAGACAAAATAAGTAATAACTCGCAGTATTTCTCTCGTCAAATTGATATGGATGGTCAATACGATTCTGGATAATTTTTTCGCGATATTGCGCAAATGTACGGTCATCTGTCACTACATTTGCGCAAGTAGAGAACTGTAGTAATTCGAAATCGCGTATTTTATAGACAGTGCGGTCATTGAATTCGCGCGGCCGTATTGATTGGATGATTGGCAAACTTTCTTCGTCGCAATAAATGACCAAATTGTAGGGGAGGCAAAGAGTAGACGTTGCATGATGCATATAATAACTGGCATCGCGTTCCAGAATTTTTTTACTAGCATCGGGACATTTTGTCAAATTGAAATAGGCAGTAACAAGCGTCCAATTTGTTGCGTCTGGTTTTTCCAATACGAATGGCTGTAATTCAGGATGGAATGTGTAGACAGTTGTCCCGTCTTCACTCGCAAATTCGGTGAAATCGTAGCGGTACTTATCGGCGATTTTGTACCAATAATTGTCGCGCATTTTTTTATGTACCCATACATGATCACTTATCACGATGCCGCTATAGTCATTGGCCAATAAAAATTCGTGTAGCATGAATTCTTCGCTTCCATTGTGCGGCGAATGATCGACAAATATAATGGCGGAATTGAGGATAAGTTCTCTATTATTTTGCAATTGGTCTTTACTTAATAAATCGATATTTTCGTGAACATGGTGGTTCTCAATGGACCGAATATATGCATCCATTAAACTGCGATTTGTAAAAGAATGGACTTTATTGGTAGGTTCATAGGATAATGCGAGAGAGGCTAATCCGCGCCAAGCGTCGGTAACAATAATATTTCTGTTGGTAAATAGGGATGCAATGTATGCAAGAAATGCATAGGGACGTTGTCCTGGTTTTCCTAGAAAAACAGGAAGATTCTCTTTTGATAACGATGAATCAATTTTTGAAAGTTGGATTGAATTTATATTTTCTATTGTAATTGATTTTTTCATAGATTATATGAAAAAATAATAATGTTTATATTATTTCGGCATTTTTCATATTTGATGTACTGAAACCCTCTGTTTTTCATGAATTTATTTGTGCCATTTCCTTAAATTTATCTTTATAACATACCCATACCCATTTTGTTCAATAATGGATTGTTATTACCAAGAGGATTGTTATTACCAAGAGGATTGTTATTACCAAGAGGATTGTTATTACCAACAGAATCTATTAATTTATTTGTGTATTTTTCAACAATTTTGTCAATACCAAATAATTTGTATAATTCTGTTCCTAATGATTGAAAAATCGATTTTACATTACCGAAATTTTTATATTCACAATCTGGATCAGGGTCTTTTATTTTTTCGGTCAATTGATTTTTTTCTTCTTCTTTTACAAGTTCTTTGAATTTGATTCCTTTGATTATCAACCATATACCAAGTAATAATCGAATAAGATAATTTAGCATCGTTAATACAATTTGTATATTTTGTGTTTTTTCAGATTTAATCAATTCATTCGTTTTACTATTGAAAGATTCATACATGATCAATAAAATAATTTCAAACAAGAAATAAAATATGTATTTACAAGGTTCTCTTACATAATTAATAACATTATTGAATAAATCCCCGAATTTTTTGTATATTTTGTATGCATTTCCCGCTGATTTACTTTGTTCTTCATTGAAAATTTTAACTGGAACGTTTTCTTTATCAAATAATTTTGAATATGTGTATTGATTTATATATTTTATATTATCAATACCACAAAACCCAAACATTACCATGAAAAGATATGCAATAAATATAACAGCGCTGAAAGGTATAATAGATGCTGTGACAAATCCTTTAAAAATCCAATATACAATGAAATACAAAACAACTGGAACAACTGTAAATAGAGATGGAGGAATTAATAGTTTACCAGTTTCAAAAAACGATTTTACAAACGAAATTGCGAAAAATAACCAAATAACACCGCTACAATAAGAATAAATACCACTGTCAATTTTGAAATTATATAAACCGACAATTATTGACCAAAGATTGTCCAAATTATTACGAAGTGCCCACATAATAAACATGAAAAGTAAAATAAAAATAAAATAAGGAGCAATTTTATTGAATACAAAATTATATTCTTCATTTTTTACACAATTTAAAAGAACTATTAGCATTTTAGTAGGTTTAAACATAAATTCAGTAATAAAACTTGTATATTTGTTGATGAAAATCCAGTCCCAATCTGGATATTCGCTTTCGGTACATGCCAATTCTTGTAACCTGCCTTCATTCGTTTTATTTTTTTTTCTGAAATAAAATACAAAATAAAAATTGTATGAAATATAAAAATAAACAGGTAATAATAAAATTTGATATATAAATTCTTTTATAATTTGCGCGTCTTTTTTAATAATAGGATCAATATCGGTTTTTATATCTGCTGTATTTACATCTTGCTTCGGCATGTCGGCGTTTTCTGCCGCAGCCGCCAACTGGCTTGGGTTCAGAACGGCCATCGCTGTAGCCGAGCCTGGATCCGGAAAACATGTAAATTCTATATTTTTTAAAACAGGAAATAAAACTGGATTTCCCAAATTATCTATTTCTGAAAGAGTTAAATCCAATTTTTTATTGAAAGAAAGTAAATTGGAAGAAGTATAACTTGAATAACTCTTTTCAAATTCATTTAATTTTTGGCAATAATATTGGGCCAAATTATTATACAAATTATTATCTTCAATCCACGAATGATTATGTGATATTGCATCAATAACATCTTTATAATCATTCAAAAATAATTTTAATGATTGATATTGGTAGTTACCTGAAAATGATTCAAATTTTTTCACAGAACCGATAAGTTCATCTTCAGCAAGAAGACTACTCAACTTGATATTGTTGTTTACTTCATTTATATCTTGAATATAATCTGGTTCTTTATCAAACATAGATGGTGTGTCACTTGTCCATTTACTTGAAAAATTGAAAAAATTGGTATCTACCATACTTTTTCCAAGTTTTCCAAGTTTGTTCTTTGTTTCTTCGGAAGTTTGTTTTGCTTCTTCTTCATTCAAATTTATAAAATTTAGAATCAATGTTTCAATACCTCTATCGATTTCATAAAAAGGCGAAACAATGATATCTACAATTCCAGTAATTATTTTACCTATAGGTAAATTGCTACTTGTACTTATCCATTTTTTACAATTATCATAATAGTTTTTTGTATCTGGAAACATTTCGAATTGTGCGCCTTCTTTGAAACCTTCTTTTATTCCGGATGTCGATAAAAAAATATTCAATATTTTACTGTAAGCATTATCTGATGAAATTACATAATTATTTTTATGATTTTTTTTTATCCATATTGTTTCACAAGACATATTATATTAGAGTATAATAGGATTTTTTTATCTGGCATATAACATACCGCAATTTCCACCAACGAATGACAATATATTATATCTTTCTTCAAATACTTTCATATTATAATTGTATTCATATATTTTCCAATTTGGCGCGGTAGTACCAATAGGAGTGCCTTTTGCATCATAAATAACTGTGAAAGTAGAAGTACCTATATCTACAGGAGGAACATAGGTCGTCACTTCTAATTCAATTACACGAAATTTGCTTAAATTAATCGCGCCAGATGGCTGATATTCAAAAGGACTAGTATTCAAACAGAAATTATAGCAATAAAGCCCGTCTTTTGCTCCACCTCTACATCTCACATATTTTTCAATGTAATTATAAATACCGCTTTCAAATACGTTTTCGCGGTAATCGCCGTTAAGTACAATACCCAAAGTTTGCAATATTTCTTTCTGGTTATATTCAGAGAATGGACCAGTAATATAATAACCCGTGTTGGTATTATCCGTAGGTTGCGTTCCAGGTGCTAATTCATTGATTTTATTAGACGAAGGTGCGCTAATTATATCAATTGGCAAATTGGAATAAGGCCAATTCGTATAATTAGACCATTCATTACGATTATTCACATCATTGCGTTGTAAATACCACATCCAGCTCGCAATCATTGAATTTGACGTTAATTGAACCCGCTGACTTCCAGTCACATTTTGGAATTCATACTCAAATACATCTTTTACTAAATATACCTGATCTTCTTGTGCAACTTTACGGGATTCCTCTTCGGATAAAAAACAATATGTGGAAATCAAATGAATATCGCTATTCCATGTATTCGAAGTGTTTGGATATGCGTTTGGAATACTGATATCCAGAGGTGGTGTTTGCAAAAAAGGATACATATTGAATTGCGGTTGATTGAAATCTGGCTGGCAATATGGATAATTGTTATTGGAATCAAATACGTCTCTGACTTGAAAAATTTGTTGTATAGGACGCAATGTAACAGTCAAATAAAGTTCATTATATTGCAATGCAATAATCGGGAAAGCGCATCTGCTGTCTAGCGTAAAAAACATATTGATAGGTACATATATATTGCGACCCCTTATAGACGGCTCTGCGCCATTTCTACCCGAATTGTAATATGCCGATGGATAAGTATTTTGTCGGTTATATGCATTTGCAGGATCATTCAATTCGGCCACATTTCCAGACATTCGGTCAAACAACGCCTTTTTCTCTGCACTGAAATCGCGTTCTACCATTGCAGCAATATATTCCCCTGAATATTTTTGAATGGTTTGAGAACCACATGTCAATGTAATCTCACTAATTATATTAGTTCCTATATCACGAATCCATCGAAAATCGTATGGCACCCAATTATTTCCAGTCTGTTGGCACGGATTGTAAATAGGACTCCAAATATTAGGTAAAGAAAAAACCAAATAAGTGTCCATCAACATTTCAGCATATCTCGGAAATTTAAATGTGAATGTGGAAGGCTCTGTAAGTCGCAAATCCCTTAATCCGTCATAATCAATACGAAATTTCTGCAATCCAAAATTGGTGTATTTTGCATATGTCACTTTGAAAAATGTTTTCGAAGGATTTCCAGTTAATATAACATTGGCATTTCCATTTGATATAATATTTAGTAATCCACCAGCCATATAATTGAATATAATATATGGTTTTATTTTCCTTTGTTGGTATATAATATAAAATGCATTTTTTATATAAATTCTTAATTTTAATGATTATTTTTATTTGTTTATTCATAGTTTTTGAACTTATTCAAAACAGAATTGAGATATACAAATTGAAAAATCAAAACGAAGATTATATGCGAGAACGAGAAGGGTTTGTAAGTAAGAACTATGAACCACCGATTGAAGAAAGTTTTGTATCATTTTCCGATACAAGTGTTACTTCATTACAAAAAAATAATTCTGTTAGTATTTCATTGACAAGTTATCCATTCAAAAATATGACTCCGCAGTTCGGAGTCAAAAATCCTGCTGCAAAAAATTTGAATCAATTCTGTATAAAATCGTCGTGTAATACTGCATATAATGGAAAAACTGTATCTTTAGATATGATTCAATATGTAATGAGCCGAGGATGCAGATTTTTAGATTTCGAAATATACTGGGGAACACCTACAATACCCGAAAACGCATCCACTACTTCCGTGACAACTGTACCAGTCGTATCAGTATCTGATGATCCAACAACACCGGGTACAAACAGTATTTCTCTTAATAGTGTATTAAAATTCATTCAAAGAAATGGTTTTAATAGTACTACATGTCCAAACTACCAAGATCCTATTTTTATTCAATTACGAATAAAATATATTGTTGCTGTTGATGATTTGAATGCTTCATTTGTATTACAGAGTATTTATAATATTGTTGCCAAAATTATTAACGAACAATTGAAATCGCAATACAGTGGTAAAGTAGATGGAAATACGAATATATCAATGCTCCAAAAGAAAATTGTCGTAATTATGGATACATACGGCAATCGCGATTATGTCGGTTCGTCTCCTGCCCTTGCAAATATAATAAACATGGAATCCAATAGCGACGTATTGACACATACTACATATGAAGATATTGTCACAGAAGCGCAAAAAAGTTTTCCAATTGACGGAAATGGAATAGTGACAAATATGAAAATCATGCAACAAGTATTGCCAATGAGTACAGTAAATGGAAACAAATATTTATTCACAGACAATTACGATTCCATGTCGGTAATATCTAGGTACAGTGCTCAATTTACACCTATGCTTTTTTGGGTAAATGAAACGTATTTGCAGGCATATGAAAATATGTTCAATAAAACAGGTACGGGAATAATTACGCTGTCTTCCGCAATGAATTATGCTGATGGACAGAAAGTTGTTCCTCTTCTTGCATTTCCTTGATTGCATTTCCTTGATATTTATGTGTCTTTGTGCTGCAAAAATCATCTACGCGGTAAATCTAATGCATACAATTTATCAATCATTTCTTTCCATTCATTGAGCGGTTTATGAATACTCAAATCTTTTTTGTCCTTCTTTTTGTGAAACTTTGAATTATAAGACTGAATAATATTTCTATGAAAACATCTGTATTCAATGAGAACCGTTTCGTTTTCCGCGTCGAAATCAAAATAATTAGACTGACATTTCAATAATTTCGAAAAAATATAATAATTACCATCGTTTAACTCTAGATCTGCAGCGCATTTCTCATTTCCTATGCGATTCTCTTCATATACATGATTTTCCCGAACATATACGTAATCTGGTTTGAAAATTTCGCCAAAACTTCTACAAACATAGGAAATCAATTTTGAGGTAGGATCTTTGCCCTTTACAACATGGTCATTCGCTATTATATTTTGTCTCAAATAATCATTCAATTTATGCATTTCCTCGGGGTATTTTTGCATGTAATAATCCAAAATTTCAAAAATAGAATGTCTTAATGTGAAGCAAAATATATTTTTACCCAATAATGGCTTTTTTATTGATTCTATTGGAATGCCTTCTGAATGTGTGTAAAAATAATAAGTAAAAAAATAATACACTGCAAAAAATAAAACGTTTTTTATTTTTTCGCGCACTTCTTTGAATAATTCACTTGGTATTGATGGCGCCGAAGCCGACAATTTCTTTGATTTTTTCGTTTTGGTACTTTTTGCTGATTTTTCGTAATAAGCAGGAGCCATCAACATGTTCAAAATTTTCATAGATTCAATTATTTGAACCAAATTCTCTTTTTCCAATAATTTCGCCAATTCACTTGTAACAGATAAAATATCGCCCACTTTTACACCGTACGTCATTTGAGGGACCCACCTAGTGTCGGCGTATATATCCACGGTACGACCAATATTAATTGTAGGTACTGTGTAATAAATTGGTTTAGAAATCCATGAAGGGTTTGGTCGAAAAAATGACAATTTCACACCAGATTCTTCGTATTCATTCAATTCTGGAAATAATTCAGTTGCAGGAATAAAATAGGTGTGAAGTGTATCCAGAAATGTTTTCATAGTACTCAATATGCATGTTTCGTCGTTCAAACTATGTTGAATATTGCCATTTTCCACGTCTTGGCAAGAATTTTTGTTATCAAATACCGTAAATAAAATTTCAGTATGAGTAACAAATACATTTTCAAGTGAATTACCATATGTATCAAAATTAGAGAGTTCTAATAATTCAACAATAGTATTTGCATCAATGTCGACACCTGCATTTCTCTGTTTTAAATATAGTTGTTCAAAATCATACAATTTAGAATGTGTTTCGTTTACGCCACCTAAAGGCGAATCTGTTTCAGTGGAAAGAATACATGTATAATTACCAACAGTATTGCATTTTTTATCATTCAAATATTCAGGGGTTTGACTCCCTGAAGGAATCAAAAATTGTTTTTTTGATTGTTTAGGATTATCAGCTGAAGGAAATCCCAGGTTTGTTACAATCAAATCGCCGCATTCAAATTCGTAACCAATAGACACAATTTTACTAAATTCTGCACTCTTGAATATACTTCCGCCTTTATGAACTTTATAAAAAGGATAATGATTACGTGTATGTATTCGTGATATTTTCCGTGTTTGCATTATTATTATATATATTGGAGACAGGTAAAAATTGATAATAAAATCATTCAAATTTATAAATCTACCAAACAAAACCAAAAATGGGAGTCAAACATCTAAACAATTATTTTCTATCGAATTGCGCGAAAACATCGATACAAAAAATGACAATGGAATCGTGTCGCAATAAAACAATCACCGTAGACATCAGTATTTATCTATACAAATTCTTGGCAGATAATGCCTACATGGAACAACTCTATCTTTTCTTGGCCACTCTAATGTATTATCAAATCCGCCCCATTTTCATATTTGACGGAAAATCGCCACCAGAGAAAATGGCGCTTATTCGCCGAAGATACACCGAAAAAAAAGAGGCCGAATCGAAATACGACGAAATACAAAATCATCTCTTGGTACTTGACAAAAATGCAAAGGAATATGCCGATGCATGCGAAAAACTTGAGGATTTGCGCAAGAAAATGGTGAGATTAAGGCACGAACATGTAGTGCAAGCAAAAGAATTAATCGCTGCATTTGGATTCGAGTATTATGAAGCGGCAGGCGAATCCGACCAATTATGTGCATACATGGTACAGACAGGCACTGCATGGGCGTGTTTGAGCGAAGACATGGACATGTTTCTCCTGAATTGTCCACGTGTATTGCGCGGCATGAGTTTGATGAATCAGCAATGGGTAATGTATGACACGGCGGCGATTTTGGGCGATTTGAATATGGGGTTGGCAGATTTGATTGATATAGTGATTTTATCTGGATCCACCGATTATTCTATAAATGAAAAAAGAAAATCGATAGTGAATATTTTGGATATTTACAAAAATGAATATTTACCTGTTGGTACTTTTCTTACATCATTTTATCAATGGTACAATGGTAAATATGGAGGTTGCAGTGAAATAGAATGTATGCGATCCATGTTTGAAATTTCAATTACAAATATGATAAATACTGCGACTACAAATATGAATATTATTTCAATTATGAAAATAAAAGATATTATGGTAAATCACGGATTTGTCTTCATATAAAATGATTACAGACACTATTCTATAATTTTATTTTATTCCGTGATTTTTTTTTAATATTTTTTTATTTTTTCAATAGAAAATAGAAAATAGAAAATAGAAAATAGAAAATAAAAATAAAAAATATATATAGTAGTATGGTACTTATATCAAAAACTATAATATTTGTTGGAGCTGTTATGGTTTTATTAAGTGGTGCAGTTGCAACTGCTGTTGCATACAATTATTCTACTACTACAGAAACACCGAATCCAAATACAACAATAAATCCTTCTGAAACACAAAATCCTGATTTAAATACAAATTCAAATATATCGATATTCCAACAATTGACAAATGGGGATTATGTCGATGAAATAGATGAAAATCCAAGTAATAAAACTTTAGAACAAAGTACACCTAGAAAAACAACTCCTGGAAAAACAATTCCTAGAAAAACTCCTGGAAATACGACGCCAGGTTATACGACGCCAAGTTATACGACACCAGGTTATACGACACCAGGTTATACGACACTTGGTGTAACTACATATGAACCTACAACACCAGGTTCAACAACACCAGGTTATACAACACCAGGTTCAACAACACCAGGTTATACAACACCAGGTTATACAACACCAGGTTCAACAACACCAGGTTATACAACACCAGGTCCAACAACACCAGGTTATACAACACCAGGTTCAACAACACCAGGTTATACAACTCCAGGTTATACAACACCTGGTTATACAACACCTGGTTATACAACACCTGGATTAACGACTCCAGGACAAACAACACCAGGTTCAACAACACCAGGTTCAACAACACCAGGTTATACAACTCCTGGTCAAACAACTCCTGGTCAAACAACTCCTGGCTATACAACTCCTGGATATACAACTCCTGGCTATACAACTCCTGGTCAAACAACTCCTGGTTTGACGACGCCTGGACAAACAACACCGGGATATACAACTCCTGGTTATACAACACCAGGTTATACAACACCAGGTTATACAACACCTGGTTCAACAACACCAGGTTCAACAACTCCTGGTTATACAACTCCTGGTTTGACGACACCAGGCTATACAACACCAGGCTATACAACTCCTGGTTTGACGACACCAGGCTATACAACACCAGGCTATACAACACCAGGCTATACAACTCCTGGTTTGACAACACCTGGATTAACAACACCAGGCTATACAACTCCTGGTTATACAACACCAGGCTATACAACACCTGGTCAAACAACACCTGGTTATACAACACCTGGTTTGACGACACCTGGATTAACAACACCAGGTTATACAACACCTGGATTAACAACACCAGGCTATACAACACCTGGATTAACAACACCAGGATTAACAACACCTGGATTAACAACACCTGGTTTGACGACACCTGGATTAACAACACCAGGCTATACAACACCTGGATTAACAACACCTGGACAAACCACACCCGGACAAACAACACCCGGACAAACAACACCTGGATTAACAACACCTGGTCAAACAACACCAGGAAAAACAACACCTGGTCAAACAACACCTGGTCAAACAACACCTGGTTTAACGACACCTGGATTAACAACACCCGGTCAAACAACACCAGGATTAACAACACCTGGTCAAACAACACCAGGATTAACAACACCTGGTCAAACAACACCAGGTCTAACAACACCCGGTTTAACGACACCCGGTCAAACAACACCCGGTCTAACAACACCTGGTTTAACGACACCCGGTCTAACGACACCCGGTTTAACGACACCCGGTCTAACAACACCAGGATTAACTACTCCAGGATTAACAACACCCGGTCAAACAACACCTGGTTATACAACACCGGGACGAACAACACCCGGTCTAACAACACCAGGATTAACAACACCTGGTCAAACAACACCTGGTTTAACGACACCCGGTCTAACAACACCAGGATTAACAACACCTGGTCGAACAACACCTGGTCGAACAACACCCGGTCAAACAACACCCGGTTTAACGACACCTGGACAAACAACACCCGGTCAAACAACACCTGGTTATACAACACCTGGTCGAACAACACCAGGATTAACTACTCCAGGATTAACAACACCCGGTCTAACAACACCTGGTCAAACAACACCAGGATTAACTACTCCAGGATTAACAACACCTGGTCAAACAACACCCGGTCTAACAACACCTGGTTTAACAACACCTGGTTTGACGACACCTGGTTTAACAACACCTGGATTAACAACACCCGGTCTAACAACACCCGGTCAAACAACACCCGGTCAAACAACACCCGGTCAAACAACACCTGGTTTAACAACACCTGGTTTGACGACACCTGGTTTAACAACACCTGGATTAACAACACCCGGTCTAACAACACCCGGTCAAACAACACCCGGTCAAACA